TGGAACACTATTAGATATATATTTTAAAATGGAAACACAAGAAATTAAAAAACTGGTTGCAGCAATTGCTGAAGAGCATTATAGTATAACAGATGGTGTAGATGGTAATCTAAACTATCTGTGGTATATGTATCATAAGGGAACTAAGAAAGATGAGTTCCGGCCTTTTGTATATATGGCTGAGTTAATGTTGTTAAAGAAATATAATTATATTACAACAACAGAGGTGCAGAATGTAGTGGAAATGATGAAGTCAGATGATAAAGATAATCTTCACATGGCAACATTAACAATTAAGAACTTGAGAGAATTAAGAATCAAAGAACATGGAATTTATTCAAAGGACAATAAAGCATATAAAGATTTAAATTATACATATGCTTTTGATGTATTGAATCATACTGTGTTTTTGCAAACAATGGCAGAAAAATGACAGAAGAAGATTTAATAAACCTTGGTTTTGAGAAGGTAGACATAACTAATGATGAGAGTCAAAATGGTTATGATTACTATTATTATCATAAAGAAGTTGTCCCAAATTTAGGTTTGCATAGTACAGATAGTAATGATGTAAAGAATAATAATTGGCAAGTCAAATGCTTTGAGATACCATCAGTACAAATTAATACTTTAGATGAGTATTTAAGATTTGTAAATGCTGTTAATCCAAGAATGTATTAATTATGTTTACTAGTAAATTTATAAAGAAGAATGGTAAACTAGTATTTAATAGTCAACAAGATAAATTATCATATGAGATATTTGTTGACAAAATTAAAGAGGGTCAGGTTGTAGAAATGTATATAGATCTTGCTAATGTAGATCATAGTAAAGCGCAACTTGCAAAAGTGCATGCTTGCATTAGAGAACTTGCTAAAGAATCGGGATATACATTTGAAGAAATGAAATTATTAATTAAAAAATCAGCAGGTCTTTGTTTAGAGGCAGAAGGACTTTTAGAATGTAAATCCTTTGCTGATTGTAGTAAGGATGAACTTGCTTTAGCTATTGAAGCTTGTATAGAAATAGGAAGAGTTAATTTTAATATTAATCTTCAGTAGGAGCTACATAACCAGGATCTCCTGGTTCTAATACTTCCTTTTCATTATATAAATTAGCTTCTGTAGCTTGTTTTTCAATTTCAGCTAAAAGCAAAATGATGGTGTAAAAAGTTCTTTCTACAGGTTCTAATTCTTCATATGTAGAATTCATTAACTTTTTTAAATATTCTTCATTTTTTTCTTGAATATTCATTGTGTTTAAAATTGTAAAAGATGCAGCTTTTGCCATTAAATAAAAGCTTTTGTTTACTTTAATTTCAACAATTGCATCATCTTTCATTTCTTTTACCTTGATTGCCATGTATATAATTTTAACAAATATAATAAAAAATGAAAATAGAATTAGAAATAGACAGCATTAAACAAAAATTGTTTGAAAAACTTGAATTAAGTGGATGGGGTAAAGTTTTTAAATCTTTTATATTTAGTTCTGAGTTTAGTGACATTTTAAGTAAACTTTATATGTTAAGTGTAAGTGATAAAAGATTTACACCACCATTAAAGCAAGTATTTAGAGCATTTGAAGAATGTCCGTATGATAAATTAAAAGTAGTAATAATTGGCCAAGATCCTTATCCTACACTAGGGGTAGCAGATGGTATATCATTTAGTTGTAGTAATACAAACAAATTACAACCAAGTTTAAAATTTATTTTGCAAGAAGTAGATAGAACTGTGTATAGTAATCATGTAATAAGTGAGGATTTGGATCTTAAAAGATGGGCAAATCAGGGTATATTAATGCTTAATACAGCCCTTACAGTAGAAGTTGGTAAAATTGGTAGTCATTATGATATTTGGAAACCATTTACTGCTTATTTATTAGATTTGTTAAACACTTACAATCCAGGATTAGTATATGTTTACATGGGTAAAAAAGCTGAAGAATGGTCTGAACTTACTGGGGATAATAACCATAAGTTTTTTGTTAAACATCCTGCTTCTGCTGCTTATAATGGCTCTAAATGGGATAGTAATGATATATTTACTAAGATACATCATCTAGTAAAAGAATCTAGTGGTAATACAATACATTGGTAGTATGGAAGATATATTTCTAAAATTAGTTAGGGAGAATATAACTCCAAATAGTTATTACATATTACACTGTATAAAAAATGGTATAATTCCTTGTTCTTTTGTAAATAAAGATTTAGAAATTAGAAGATTAATTTCTGAAAATTGGTTGAATGAAGACTTGACATTAACAGATAAAAGCATTATCTTTACTACGGAGATTGAAGGATATTTTAAGAAATCAAAGAAGAAAACATCTAAAGATTTAATGGGTCATAATTTTATGCAAAACATAGAGGCATATGTAACCATATTTCCTAATAAGAAACTGTCTTCTGGAAAATATGCAAGAGTGCCTGCTAAGAATCTTGAGAATGCATTTAGATGGTTCTTTGAAATGTATGATTATAGTTGGGAAACTATATTTGCGGCAACACAAAAATATGTCTTAGAATATGAATCTAAAAACTATGAATACATGAGAACTGCTCAATACTTTTTGAGAAAGCAAAATGTAGACAAAAGTTGGGATTCAGATTTAGCAACGTACTGTGAATTCTTAAAAGATAATCCAGATGATGATGTAGTTTTGTTTCCTGATCTTATTGTATAATTAAAAGTAAAAATCTATGGGGAAGTTATTTGATGGTGCACGACCATTACTACCAGTTAGTGAAAGAGATGGTCTTGAAAAAGGTTTAATTAAAATGAAGGCAAGAAGAGAAGGTAAGATACCATCTCTTATCAGTGCTTGGCCAAAATTTAATGATGCTTTTTGTGATGGTCTAGAATGGAAAACAATTACAGTAATTGGTGCAAGACCTGGAATAGGTAAGACCCTTTTTGCGGAACAGCTGGTTTCTGACATCATTGAAAAAAATCCAGATCAAGACTTTAGAGTTTTAAAGTTTCAAATGGAAATGGTGGATGAAACAAGTGCCATAAGAAGATTTGGTATGATTACAGGTGCTGATTATAACACATTAATGAGTAAGGGTGGTAAACTTGTGGACAGAAAGATATTTGAAAAATGTGTTGAATATTATCATGAAAGTGCTGGTAGTGATTTAGTAAATGTAGTTTATGATACCTGTACTGTGAAAGAGATGTGTGCTACAATTCATCATGAATTTGAAAAGTACAAAAGAGAAGATGGGAAATACAGAAACATGCTTGTTACTATAGATCACTCAGCATTATTTAAGAATGATACTGGACAAAAGGACAAATTTGAAATGTTAGGTGCTCTTGGTGAAGCATTAACTTATATGAAGAAAAACTATCCTGTAGCTTTTGTAATTCTAAGTCAATTAAATAGAAATATAGATGATACTAAAAGACAGGTAGAAGGTACATATGGAAATTATGTTCTTGATTCTGATATTTATGGTTCTGATGCATTATTACAACATGCTGATGTAGTAATTGGTATTAACAAACCTGCTACAAGAAAAATAAATAAATATGGTCCAGAAAAGTTTTTGATTGAAGATCCTGAAACATTGGTTTTCCATTTCTTAAAATCTAGAAATGGTCTTACAAGAATTAGTTTCTTTAAACTAGACAGAACTATTATGAGAATAGTAGAGATGCAATCTCCAGCCAGAGAAGTTGCACAGAAAATCCAAGTAAATTAATTAATATGAATAACAACAATCTAAGAAAAGAAAAAGAGAGGGAATTCTATATGGATCATATGAATACCTTCAAAGCAATTGGACTTGCTGATCCGTTCTTTACAATCAAAACTGCTTTTTATAAAAAAGGTAAGTTTGGTAGACAATCACAATTTTTTGAGTGGGAATTAAAGAAAGGTGAAGATATCTATATTGAGTTTTACGAAAACACATATGACAATGATGGTAGAAGTACTGGAATAGAACCTATGTTAGCAGAACGTCAATTGTTTAAACTAAAGTATAATCCATATTTTCATGAAGAATATGATGTTACTGAGACAGTTGATCCAGACGGTAAAATTGATAGAAAATACCTTATTCCTGTAAATGAAATGGTAGCAGTTCTTTCTAATGGGCAAGAAATTAGTTATGCTCTTTATGAGAAAAGAAAAGAAGAAGCAGCTTTAGAAATTCCACAGCTACAAAGTACACTAAGTATCTTTCCTGATTTTGAAGAGGAGTTTGCTCCTAAAACTAATGAAACAAGTAATGAAGTATCTGAAATCTTATTGGAAATTGCAGAGAACTTTAAAAAACTTGCAACAGCTTTAAAAGGTAAATAATATGAGTATAGTACTTCCAACTAAAAAAGTTAAGGCAGAAAGAGTTAATCCAAAAAGAATTGTGATTTATTCAAAGCCAAAGACTGGTAAAACAACTGCATATGCAGGATTAGAAGACAATCTGATTATTGATTTAGAAAATGGTGCTGATTATGTAGAAGCTCTTAAAGTAAAAGTAAGTAGTTTACAAGAGTTATTGGATACTGGGAAAGCAATTAAAGCAGCTGGTAATCCATATAAGTATATTACTATTGATACTGTTACTGCATTAGAAGATATGATTATGCCGTTAGCAATAAAGTTGTACAGACAAACCCCAATGGGTAAAAACTATGATGGAGACAATGTAACAACTTTACCAAATGGTGCTGGATATTTATATATTCGGCAAGCATTCTTTCAAGTTTTAGATTTTATTGATACCTTAGCTCCTACTATTATTCTATCAGGTCACATTAAAGACAAAGTGGTAGATGATAAAGGTGAGATGGTTATGTCTGCAAACATAGACTTAAC